TTTAAATATGACTGGATTTGGGAAAAAGACAATGGAACTAATTTTGCAAGTGTAAAATATCAACCTTTTAGAGTTTATGAAAATATAAGTGTTTTTGGTAAATTTCCAATTACATATACACCAAAACAAATAAAATGCTTTAATCCACAAATGATAATTGGCAAACCATATAAAACAATAAGTGGAAAACAAAAACAAGATGGTGCTGTAATTAGAGATGGCTCTAAAGAAAAAATGAGTAATTTTGAAACTATAAATAATGGAACAAGATACCCAAGAAATGTAATTAAATTTAATAGAGATAAAAACAAAGTACACCCAACACAAAAGCCAGTACCTTTACTAGAATACTTAATCAAAACCTATACTAACGAAAACGATACTGTTTTAGACTTTACAATGGGTTCAGGCAGTACAGGTGTTGCTTGTAAGAACTTGAACAGAAATTTTATAGGAATAGAGAAAGACAAAAAATATTTTGAATTAGCAGAAAAACGAATAAATGAAACATAAGGAATATGTATGGCTACAAAGAAAGATGCAGACCCAAAACTAACGAACCGGCAGATTCATAATGCCAGAGGCTTAGTTGCAACCAGGCTAACCAAACTTCTCAACAGAGAGGCTAAGATTGCTTTAGGCGAAATAGAAGCTAATGCTACACAGGTTAATGCTTTAAAAAATCAGATCGGCAGATTAATGCCTCAGTTATCTGATATTACCTATACAACAAATGATATGAACAATTCAGAGATTGAAACTGAATTTAACGCTTTAATGGCAAAAGCTAAGATTAAAGTAACAGATGATAAGGTAGTGGATATAAAATCTAAAAAGACAGGTTGACAAAAGTTTATTCTCTTACTATACAAATTAAGTGAGTAGTATTCCTTTCCCAAATAAGAAGTACAATATCATTTATGCCGATCCTGCTTGGTCATACAGAGATAAAGCGAGTTCTGGTAAAAGAGGTGCTTGTTTTAAGTACCCAACAGTTACCCAAGATTGGTTAAATGAATTACCAGTTCAAGAAATATCAAATAATGATTGCATCTTATTTATTTGGGTAACACATCCAAAATTAAATGAAGTATTTGATCTTATAAAAAATTGGGGATTTGAGTATAAAACTTGTGCTTTTACTTGGGTAAAAAGAAATAAGAAAGCTAATACATGGTTTATGGGTATGGGTACGTGGACAAGAGCAAATAGCGAATTATGTTTACTTGCTACTAAAGGTAAACCAAAAAGATTAAGTGCGAGTGTGAGAAGTATTATTGATACGCCCATTGAACAACATTCTAAAAAACCAGATTGTGTTAGAGATAAAATAGTAGAACTATGTGGCGATCTACCACGCATAGAACTCTTTGCCAGACAAAAAGTAGAGGGTTGGGATTGTTGGGGGAATGAAGTCAATTAATGTTATCCATCGAAGAAAAGAAAAGGCTAGTTGAACTACACACTCAATTAGAGGAACACAAGAATAATAATAAATTAAGTTTCTATAAGCCTTACCCCTATCAAAAAAGATTTCATAATCTCGGTAAAAAGAATAACCAGAGATTACTCATGGCAGCAAACAGAGTAGGCAAGACTTACTCTGGCGCAGTAGAACTATCCTATCACTTAACAGGACTATACCCTGATTGGTGGAAAGGAAAGAAGTTTGCTGAACCAATACGCGCTTGGTGTGGTGGTGAGTCGAATGAAACAACGAGGGATGTATGCCAACGAGAGTTATTCGGCCAACCAGACGATCCATCGTCTTTCGGCACAGGTGCTATTCCCAAAAGTTGCATAGTGGACAGCACAAGAAAACCAGGAGTGCCAAACGCATTTAACTCGGTCATTATCAGACATGTTTCAGGTGGAACATCAAGAGTAGGTTTTAAAGCCTACGAGATGGGTTATCAGAAATGGATGGCTGAAAAGTTACATGTAATATGGTTAGATGAAGAACCCGACCAAAGTATCTATTCACAAGCGGTAACTCGTACCGCAGATACAGGTGGATTAGTCTATATGACATTTACCCCTGAGTCTGGTGTGACTAATGTAGTATCAAACTTCTTACATGATATAAAAAAAGGACAAGCCTTAGTACAAGCTAGTTGGGATGATGCTCCTCATTTAGATAAAGATACTAAAGAGCAAATATTAGGTGCGTTACCGGCACACGAAAGAGAATTAAGATCAAAAGGGATTCCAGTATTAGGTTCAGGATTAGTCTATCCTATTCCCCCTGATGATATAAGAATTGAGCCGTTTAAAATTCCTTCCTATTACAAACAAATATGTGGATTGGATTTTGGATGGGATCACCCCACAGCAGCAGTATGGATTGCACTAGACCCTGACTCAGATATTGCATACGTCTATGACGTATATAGAGAGAGAAAGGAAAGTCCAATCATTCATGGTGCTGCAATTAAAACCAGAGGAGAGTGGATTCCTGTCATGTGGCCTCACGATGGCATGAGACAGGATGGACAAACTTCAGGTGTTACCCTTGCTGACCAATACAGAAGGCAAGGTATCGCCATGCACTACGAAAAGTTTTCTAATCCCCCTGCTCCTGGTCAGAAAGAAGGACAGGGTGGTAACTCAATAGAGCCTGGTGTATTTGAAATTATGACAAGGATGCAAACTGGAAGATTTAAAGTCTTTAGTAATTGTCCTTTATGGTTCGAGGAATTTCAGATGTACCACAGAAAAGACGGCAAGATTGTGGCTGAGAGAGATGATTTAATGTCTGCTACAAGATATGCCATGCAGAGTTTACGCTTTGCAAGAACAGAAGAAGTTAGATTAAGAAGTGAAACCGCAGATTATGATTTTGACCCTTACGGAGACTAGCTATGGCAGCAGTATTAGATATACCAAAAAAAATTGTAGGTGGGATATTTAAAAAACCAAAGATACCAACAGTACCCCCAATAACACAAACACAAGTTACAAAAGATGCTGAAGGTATAGCCAACAAGACTATTGCTGAACAAAAAAGACGAAACAGAGGTTTTCTATCAACGATTGCTACATCCCCAACAGGTTTAGGTAGCGATGAAAATGTCAGCACTAAAACTTTATTAGGATAATATTATGGGAGTAATGAGAGCAGGTATTGCTGAACTTGAAAAACGAGGTATTGTTAAACCTGTTGAAACACGAAGTCCGTTGCAGAATTTAGCATTAGGTTTAGTGAGTCAGCCAATAATTAAAAAATTAGATGAACAACAGTCATCTATAACAGGCATCTCTCCACAGGAAAAAGTTTCACAATTAGTCTCATCAAAACAGAAATTACCTATACAGACATTTGGTAGTACAACTATAACCAGAAGATCATTATTAGGACAAGTAAGTTGAGCCATTTTAAAAGATTATCTAACCTAAAGAATCGAGGAAATTGGGAAGAAAGATGGCAGCGTATAGCTGATTACATCCTTCCTAGAAAAGCAGAAGTAACTACTAAAAGAGCAAGAGGTGAATCAAGAGTTGTTAAGTTATATGATTCAACAGCCATACATGCTAACGAATTACTAGGTGCATCACTTCAGGGTACATTAACTCCATCATCTGCATTATGGTTTGGTATTCAGGTGGAAGATGAGGAACTAAGAGAAGATCAGGAAGTCAAAGAATGGTGTGGTATGGCAGCAGAGAAAATGTTTTCTGCAATTAACAATTCTAACTTTCGTTCAGAGTCACATGAGAATTATTTAGACATGGGTTCTGTTGGTATTGCTACTTTGCTTTGTGAAGAAAATCAGGGTAGCCAAGAACAATTTAATGGACTTATGTTTAAGTCATTCTTCATATCAAATATATATCCTGCTGAAAATCAGGATGGTATGGTAGATACTGTATTTAGGAAATTTGAATGGACAGCTAGACAGGCAGAACTTAAATGGGGCAGAAATAAACTATCTGAAAAGTTAAGAGATAAACTTAAAGATAAGCCTGATGATTTACACGAATTTCTGCATGTAGTCGAACCAAGAGATAAAAAAGGTAAGGCTAAAAAGAATATGCCTTTTGCATCTTATTACTATGAAGTAGAAACAAAACACTTATTAGAGGAAGGCGGTTATCAGGAATTTCCTTATGCCGTACCACGTTGGTCAAAAGCATCTGGAGAGAAGTATGCAAGAAGTCCTGGTTTTACTGCAATCCCTGATATAAGAACTTTAAACAGAGCAGTTGAACTAGAACTAAAGGCTTGGGCAAAAGATATTGATCCTCCTTTAGGAGTACCAGATGAAGGAGTAGGTGGTAAATTAAAACTAACACCTGCTGCACAAAATTATATAAGACCTGACTTAATAGATAAGATAAGACCTTTACTTTCCAATTCTCGTTACGATGTATCTCAGTTAAAGGTACAAGACCTACGCACAAGTATCAGACAAATATTTATGTCTGATCAACTTCAGATGCAACAAGGGCCACAAATGACGGCCACAGAAGTTCAGGTACGTTTTGAACTCATGCAACGATTAATCGGCCCAACATTAGGTCGCATGGAAATGGAATATTTAAAACCAATTCTAAATCGTGTCTTTAACATTATGTTGAGGAAAAACGCATTAGGTGTTATTCCTGAAATCCTACAAGGCAACGAAGTCAATGTTAAATTTATCGGGCCAGTAGCTAGAGCGCAAAGATTAAATGAAATCGCAGCTATTGAAAGATGGATTGGTTCATTAATACCTGTATCACAAGTTAATCCAGATATTTTAGATTGTGTTGACTTTGACAGAGTAGCAGAAGAAACAGCAACACTCTATGGTGTGCCTGATAGACTACAACGCTCACCAGAAGAAAAAGATGCTCTTAGACAACAAAGAGCGCAACAAATGGCACAACAACAAGCCTTACAAACAGCTATGGAAGGTACTAAAGCAATTAAGAATATAGCAGATGCCGACCGCGAGTAATAAAGATTACGCAATTACGTTTGGTTCAGAGCAAGGTCGCAGAGTATTAAAAGACCTGCTTGGCTATCGTGATCGCATATCGTTTGATCCAGACCCATATCAAACGGCTTTTAATGAAGGACAACGCTCAGTTGTTCTTAGAGTTACATCAAAAATAAAAGACTTAGTAAAGGAGGTCGAAGATGGATAGCACATCCGAAGTACAAGAAAATGTGTCCTCTGATTGGAAACAAAGTTTACCAGAGGATATTAGGAACACTCAGGTAATCGAACAGACGAAAGACGTAGAGTCACTCGCAAGTCAGTTGGTCAATTCTCAAAAGATGTTAGGTGGTAGAATACCAATACCACAATCTGATGATAAAGATGGTTGGAACGAAGTTTATACTAAACTAGGACGACCAGAAGATGCAAATGGTTACGAGTTTAAAGCACCTGAAGGTGTACAGTTAGATGACAACCTTCAAGATTGGTTTAAGCAAGCAGCACATGAATCTAATCTGACTAAATCACAGGCTAATGCTCTATATGAAAAATGGAATAATATGTCAGTTGACGTTGGACAACAACAGCAACAGGCTAGTGAAGATGCACTAAGAAATGCTAAAGAATCCCTAGACAAAGAATGGGGGAACGCATCAGAACAAAACTTATCTATCGCCAAGAAAGCAATATCAGAATTTGGCGGTAATGAATTAAGAGAATACTTAGATTCATCTGGATTAGGTAATAATCCAGAACTAATTAAATTTGCACATCGGGTTGGTAAGGAACTGTTAGAAGATCATGCAATAGGTGATGGTCGTGATAACTTAACCCTTACTCCGAGTGAGGCGCAAATGAAAATAGCGGATGTAATGAATAATCCAAATCATTTATATCATCCGTCAAACGCGATGAAACCAGGACATCAACAAGCTGTAGATGATATGCAGAAGTTGTTTCAAATGGCACATCCAGAGGAAAGCTGAAAAGTCCTTAACTTGTAGTACCGAGTCCTTTCTAGGGTTGCTCACAAAAACATTCATTAATAACGAAAGGAGAGAATGGTAATGTCAACACAAATTACCACTTCCTTTGTAGAGCAATATAAAGCAAATATTCTTATGCTTGGACAGCAAAAAGGTTCGCGCCTTAGAGCTTCAGTTAAGAATGAATCCGTAGTTGGTAAAAATGCTTTTGTTGAACGCATTGGAAGCACCGCAGCAGTAGATGCTGCATCTCGCCATGACGATACACCTCGTATCGATACCCCTCACTCACGCAGACGTTTAAGTCTTACGACTTCACGTTGGGCAGACCTTATTGACAACGCGGATAAAGTTAGAATGCTTATATCCCCTGAATCAGAGTATGCCATGAATGCCGTGTGGGCGATGGGTCGAAGAATGGATGATCATATTATTACTGCTGCCTCTGGTAATGCACAAGCCGGAGTTGCAGGTGCAACTGCCGTTGCTTTACCTGCCGGTCAAAAAGTTGCAGTAAACGATCATACATACGACAGTACGTCAGGCGATGTTGGTCTTACTCTATCAAAACTTTTACTTGCAAAAGAAAAGTTAGATCAAAGTGAGATCGATCCGGAAGCACCTCGTTTTTGCGTTGTAAACGCAAAACAAATGAGTGAGTTGCTATCATTAACCGAAGTACAATCAGCAGATTTTAATACTGTGAAGGCACTTGTTCAAGGACAGGTCTCTGAATTTTTAGGCTTCACTTTTATTAGATCAGAAAGGATTGCTACTGACTCATCTAGCGATGACTTAGTTCTCTGCTACGCACAACCATCTATTTGTTTAGGGGTTGGTGAGGACATCCGTGTTCGTATATCTGAAAGAGATGACAAGAACTATTCAGTTCAAGTTTTCACTCAGATGGACATAGGTGCTACTCGCGTAGAAGATGAAGGCGTAGTCGAAATCGCTTGTGATCCATAAACAGAGGAGGAATAAATTATGGCCGTAACAACGCAAAAATCAGCCGAAGTTACTAACATCACAGCAAGTCCTCCTACAATGTTGGACACAACATCTTTGCATGGAAGAATGCGTGTAGCGTATTTCAAACATACACAAGATGGCGCAGGTGATGCAACTTCAACAGTTGACCTTGTACAACTACCGGCAGGTAAAGGACGAGTATTAATTCGTTCTTCATTCCTTGCAAGTAGTGCATTTGGTTCTTCAAGAACTTTAGATATTGGCTATATTGCACACACAGATAATTCTGGTGATGCTGTATCTGCTGATGCTGATGCCTTTGAAGATGGACTAGATAACTCTAGTGCAACAGCAGCCTTTTTAGGAACTGGTACAAATGGCAAGGACACTTATCTTTACGACAGTAACGCACCATTAACCATACAAGCTGTTGTAGCAGGTGGAACAATACCTGATACAGCAACACTTGAAGGTTACATCGTTTACGTTCTTGACTAAGATATAACCGCAGTTAGGGAGTATGGCAACATGCTCCCTTTTTTTAAAACATTTTTTTATGAGGAAAAAAACATGAAATGGGAAACTCCAGAATATAATGATATTCGTTTTGGCTTTGAAGTAACCATGTATATTTGTAATAAATAATGTCCTCTGAAGCTGAAATATGCTCAAACGCTTTATCCCTTTTAGGTGATGATCCGATAACCGCATTAACTGACGACTCTACCAGAGCAAGGTTATGTAATCGGTTTTACGCATCAACGAGGGATAGTGTTTTAAGAGCCTTTAATTGGAATTTTGCTGTCACAAGACAGGCATTAGCACAATCTACAACAACACCTAATTTTGAATTTAGCTATCAATACCAATTACCTGAAGACCCATTTTGTCTGAAGGCACTAAAGATTGATGATGACTATGAGAAGTGGAGAGTTGAAGGTAGATTCTTATTGACTAACGCTAGTACAGTTTCCCTCCAATATATTGCGAGGATAACTGATGTTGGGCAATACGATGCACTCTTTACAGAATCATTAGAATATCGGTTAGCTGAAAAGATGGCTTGGCCTATAACACAAAACAATAAATCTGTTGAAGTGTTCAATGCACTTTACACACAGAAATTAGCTGAAGCCAGAACCATGAGTAGTCAAGAAGGCTATGGAGAGACATTCGATGCAGATGATTTGATTGTTGCTAGAGCAGAAGTGTTATAAAAAAAAGGGGGAAACCCCCCTTTTTAATCTTTGTGTTCACCAACTACATTATGGCGATCAAAATTACCATTTCGATCTGGATAAAATGTCCAAAGTTCTAGTTGCCCTCGTCTAGCCATTCTGTCGAAAATTCTTATTGCTTTAATCTTAGTACCATAACAATCAAAATTTGCCTTGACTTTATTGTATGCTGAATCCCAAGTCCTAGACCAACCATCAGGGTCAAGGTCAAACTCATCTTCATCATGCACAGTCTGGTCAACCCAAAGAATAGCTACTTCATAACGACTATCAATATTAATTTGCCATTGTTGTTCTGGCTCAAAAAAATCTAACATATTTATTTCCTCCTAGATTTTTTATTTGAATGTATATGATACCATATTCAAAAATGTGGATAACTTTTGAAAAAAAATTTCAATAACTTATAAAAGTTTTCTTTCTAAAGTGCTTATCCTTAGAGCATAAATTTTTTTTGACTTTTTTTTTAGACCAAATTTAAAAAACTTGTTAGTAACTTGTTAGTAATTATATTTTTATAAGGATTTTTAATGCCACGCTTTTCCCCAATACAAACCAACTTTACAGCCGGTGAGTTATCACCACGACTTGAAGGTAGAGTTGATTTTGCAAAATATTATAATGGTGCAAAGACATTAGAAAACTTTAATGTTCTGCCTCATGGTGGAATTAAGCGTAGGGTTGGAACACATTTTGTTGCTGAAGCAGAAAACTCCGCAGAGGCATCCAGATTAATTCCGTTTGAATTTAACACAGAACAAGCCTACATCATTGAAATGGGGAATTTATATTTTAGATTCTTCAAAGACAATGGTTCGATTGGCGAGGCTACTAAAACAATTACTGGTATAACCAGAGCCAATCCTGCCGTTGTAACAATTAGTTCTCACGGATATGAAAATGGTGATGAAGTTGATATAGCAGCAGTTGTAGGTATGACTGAAGTGAATGGTAAAAGGTTTATTGTAGCAAATAAGACAACCAATACATTCGAG